CCTTTAATGTATGTTCAGTCCATATCTCAAAGGTCCAACCACGATCTTCTGCATAGTCCCTAGCAGCTTCCCATTTATCAGTATTCTTTATATATGTTGTGACTTCAGTTATATACTTCTTTGTCTGTCTTGATGGTTGTTTAGGTGGTTTAGTTTCTTTGTCTGGCTTGATCTCAACAAGTATGACATGACCTGATTCCATCTTAATGAGTAGATCAACATAATACCTATGCATCTTCTTATCAACCTTCCATCTATATGGTACAACCACCTCTTCCGAATTCCAAGCAATAACTTGTGAATTAGCTTCACACCATTTAAAGCAAGACTTCTCCCATAATGATCTGTATGTTATTTTAGACGGATCTCCGACATACTTCTCTGGTTTTTTTATTTTGTATTTGCCTGAATAAGCCATATAAATAAAGGTATAATTAATTAGTTTATTGTATTTATAGGACAAATATATGAGCATATACTGCTTTCCAGAATCGTTAAGAGCGAGCTCAGATTATGGTACATCGTTCGTTTCTTTTAATTTTATTAAACGCGCTTTACCAGAAAATGCTACGGTATTTTTATATCTGCCACCAGGCTTTTCGCTTAGTGATACCGCATCGTATGGTTCTGTTGATCTAGGTGTTATTGGTGGCCAAGGTGTCGGCTTCGATTCAGAATCTGGTAAAAACACTGGATTGTCTGAAGGCGAAAGAAAGGATATCGCGACGTTTGCATTAGCAAAGGCTGCAGATAATTTTGGTGCTGAAGCGCTATTTGCCAAAGAGAAAATACAACAAGGTGTAGCATTAAATCCTAATACAACTCTACAGTTTAATAATGTTAATGTAAGAGAATTTAGCTTTTCGTTTAAGCTTGTCGCAGAATCTCAGGCAGAAGCAGAACAAGCATTACTTATTGAAAACTTATTTAGGGCAGCGGCTTACCCAGAATTAAAAACAAACAAAGGGTTATTCCTAGAATATCCTCCAACTTTTGATATTAAGTTTCATTACGGAGCTGGTGAAAATAAATTTATGCCTGTTATTCTCGAGTCATATTTGACGGGTGTTCAGGTAACATATAACGCTGGCACTAATATGTATCATGCTGATGGTTCACCTACTGAAATTGATTTAACACTTAACTTTAGTGAGACTCAGGCTATTACAAGAGAGAAGCTTTATGCAAACCAAACTCAAACTGATAATCCTGATGCGTCGATTGATCAGTTAAAGGATAATATTGCTAGGCAGTTAAATGATAAATCAAACAGATCATTCTCTGTACCTAATAGAGTAAAAAGTCTTTTTCGTTAATTAATAGGAGTTACAAATGTTTTTTAGCCAATTTCCAAAAGTAGGATATGATTTTAACCGTACTGGTACCATACAGCAAATGGTTAATATCTTTCGTGCTATTAAGCCACAAGGAAATTTTATTGATGATGCACTATTATATAAGATGTATAATATAAAAAACGGTGCAAGGCCTGATATTATATCTCAAGAATTATATGGTACACCGGATTTCTATTGGACATTTTTTGTCATTAACGACTTTTTACATGATGGTATGCAGGCATGGCCATTAAGCGAAGAATCATTATATAATTTTATAGAAACTTCATATTCGGGTAAAGCTCTATGTTTTACTCCTGAGGTCTTAAGAGACGCAGATAATAGAGCTCAAGGAACTAAAAATTCAGTTGCAGGTATATTAAATTTAGGCGAGCTTGTATATGGATCAACATCAGGAGCAGTTGGTAGAATTGTAAGAAAAGATACAGATTTACAACAAATTATTTTACAGGATATTATTCCTGGAGAAACAACATTAGACGCAAGCAATAATCAGGTTGGTATTGATCCTAGAACTGGTGCGACTTCAGCTTCTATACATGGTGGTAATTTTCAAGTAGGAGAATTTTTATCAGCTTCACAAACTAAACTTGATAGTCAAACACTGTTTTCTTTGCAAGTAGGAGAAGTTTATGATTATGCAAATGCTCCTGCATATTATTATGAAACAAACGATGAGTCACGTAGGCCTCTCACTGCACCTAAGGTTATTCCATCATCGACTGTATACTCAGAGTTACAATGGAATAAGGATTTACAGACGGAAGCTGGTTATACACCAACAGGTGATAGTGCAACAGATAAAGTTGCGAATGGAAGTATTCTAAGTAATGCGGTATTTAATACACCATTAGTATATAGCGGAGGTTATGATTCACATAATCAACAATTCGGAATTGTTCCTAACGTTACTGCTAGAGGCAATGATATAACTTATGTGTCAAACAAAGCACGTTTAATAGAAATCAATGATGATCGATCAAACATTCGAATCATTGATCCTAATTATATGGAACAGTTCTTACAAGAATTTGAGGAAGCTATGAATGTCTAATAACGCTTCGAAAACTTCAGGCGGTAGAGCAACATTACCAAATTCATATACTGTTGAAAGCTTTACAGTAACGTTGAATGATGGTACAATGATTAACGCTAAGGATCTCTTAGTTTCTTTTGTTATACACGAAAGTTTGTTTTCTCCTACAATAAACGCAGAGTTTAGAATACTTGATGGCTTTGGTATGTTGGTTGATGGTCACATCATAGGTGGAGAAGAGGTGGAACTAAAAGTTATTCGAATAGACAACTCTAAAGATACATATGCTAACTCGAGCAATAAAATACATCTCAAATTAAACATAGCAAATATATTCGATCATACTACGCCTAAAGTAGGTCTACAGTCGTATACGTTAACATGCTTATCTAAGCATGCATTTATTAATATATCAAAAACATTGAATAGATCTTTTACTGGAGTTATTCATGATCTTATTGACAAAATATGTTCGAATGATTTAAAAACAAAAATTAATTCTACAGGCAATTCTTCTGATGAAATAGTTGGAATATATCCTGATTTAAAACCATTAGATGCAATTCAATGGTTATTAAGAAACATATCAGACGAAACAACGCCTTATTTCTTTTATGATACTATACAAGACGGATTACAACTTAATTCGTATAAGCAATTAATTAATGAAGATTCGTATAGAAAATATAATAATAGTCCATTCTTTCAAACTACTGTTGGTACAAAAGAGTATTTTGAAGAATCAACTAGAAAGATAACTTCTTTAAATTCAGATTTAAATATGTCAATCTATAAATCAATTGATTCTGGTGTATACGCATCAAGAACAGATTCATTAGATATATCGACAAAGTCATATAAGAGATCAGATTATTCTTATAAGAATAACGAAAAAATTAATAGTTCAGGAAAACCATTTTCTGATAAGATTGAATTTGATAATAGAATTCTATCAGAAAATTATGATTCGAAGCAGTTTTGTATAACAAAAAATTCTTTATCATTTAATACAAAAAATAACTATCATAATGTAATAGAAGAATCAATTGGAGATAAGAACAGTAAGTTTAACGCACTATCTTTTATAGGATTAGATATGACTACGTATGGTGACTTAAATATGACTGTTGGAAAAATCTTAGATTTAAATATTATGAAAAGTACTGATTCAAATGTCCAAGATAGAAACAGAAAAAATGGTATGGTAGATAAACTCTTATCTGGGAAATACATAATAACTGAATTAGCTCACGTATTTAATGGCACTGAATATATATGTGACATAGGTATACAAAAAGATAGTTTAACATATAACATAGATTCTGATATAAAGATTGGTAAATAAATTATGAATAGAGAAAGCGATAGTTTTAAAAATGGCCACTTCACTTGGTTTACTGGAGTCGTCGAAGAAATTAATGACCCAGATTATCTAGGGCGAGTTAAAGTAAGATGCTTTGGTTATCATACTAACATTTTAGCGAATATAGCAACGACATCGTTACCATGGGCTACAGTGATGGGACCAACAAACTCTGCTAATGTATCGGGTATTGGTACAACAACTCATGGGTTAGTGAATGGTACGTGGGTTGTGGGTTTCTTTCGTGATGGACCTAGTGCACAAGATCCTATTATTATGGGAACAGTTGGATCTAGTTATGCAGAAAAGCCAAGTAGTACATTAGGTTTTTCTGATGCATCTGGAACATATCCAAAATTTCAACAAGATACTGATGGTACTGATTTAGAAGAGACTTACGTAGACACAAACTTGTTGGCACGTGGTACGAACACTATCATACGAGAACTTGATACCGTATCCAAAGAACCTGCTACTTTATATGCTGCAGTCTATCCTAATAATAAAGTAACACAAACGACGTCTGGCCATATTATTGAAATAGATGATACACCTGGAGCAGAAAGAATTAATATACGACATATGTCTGGCACATTTGTTGAGATTCATCCGAATGGAGATGTCGTACAAAGTAACAGTAATAAATATCAAATTACAACCGGTGACGATAATGTGCATATAACTGGTGTATGTAACTTAACAATTGATTCACATTGTAATACTACTATTGGTGGTGATTGGAATATTAATGTAACAGGAAATAAAAACGAAACAATTGGTGGCAATGTAACAGAAGATATTACCGGTAATGTTAAAGAGTCTGTTGGTGGTTCTGTAACAGAATCATATAGTGGTAGTCAAAAAACATCTGCTGCTTCAATGGATATAAATGGTGGATCTGCTATCGATATGGATGCAGGAAGGATTGACTTAAACTAATGGCTATTGTATTATCAACTTTGTCTGATGTTACAAGAGATACCACCTTTACGCAAACGATATCTGCTACTGGTGATGGAGCTCCTATTGCTGAAACAATTAATTCTGTTGTAATAAGTGGAACTAATGTAGATTCTGGTATCACAATAAATGGTGCAACAATAAGTGGACAATATAATGCAGCGTTTAATGAGCAAGTGCACTATGTTACAAAAGGATCAAGTGATTTATTAGAGACACCAACAATTGTAAGTGGTACTGGAAATGTTCCACCAAACAAAGACATTATAAAATTTGTTACTGATAACAGCTCATTTAAAACAAAATCATATACTGTAACAGTTACATATAATACCAATCAGACAGAAACGTTTACGGTGTCACAGAAAGTGAATAACGATATGGATGGTTTTGTAAGTTGGTTAACCGGTTATTTGAATGCATAAATTTGTTATTTTAAATAAAGGAATAATAGAAACATATAGTGACTTTGACGATATACCAAAGTCATTTGATAATTTAATAGAGTTTAATCCAGATATTATACCGCCCCCTCATACAGAGGAGGAACATAGATTAAATGGTCAATGGGAAACTAAGCTAAAAGAGCTTATGAAACGGGAGACAAAATAATGCCAGCAGTCGCAAGGATAGGAGATGCCAATGCAGCACATTGTTCTGGAATGGTACAAGCAGCAGGAAGTGGCAATGTATTTGCTAATGGTATTGCAGTATCAAGAGTAGGTGATAGTAATACTGGTCATCTACTGCCAGGATCTCCTTGTCCTGGTCATGCAACTCCTATAGGCTCTGGTTCTGGAACTGTATTCGTAAATGGTATATCGTGTGGTAGAGTAGGTGATCCAACATGCACATCAGTCGCAGCTGGATCTGGAAATGTTTTTGCAGGAGGTTAGAAAAATATAATGACAATTAAATTTGAATTAATTACAAAAGAAAATTTTAGTGAAGAAGCATATATGCGATGCCTTGATGATAGCGCACATGCTGTTTTTAAAGATCGAACATATCTTCATCCTACATCAGGCACATCAATTGCACAAAAGAAAGCATGGTATTTAAGGCATGCTATAGATCTTATAGGACATGGTAAGTTCTTTGGTTATCAGGCCTATGAAGAATTTGACGGGCTAGCTGAACTAGGAATTGGTTTAAATGCTATTCCTGAGAATGCAATAATTCCAGAAGAAATGAGAGTCGGTAAGCAAATATTCTTAATGGTATTAGGCTTAAGTGAACCTGACAATACGTATTATGCAGATCTGTTTTTATTTGGAAAAAATAGAAAAGGATCACGATCTTACATGTATGATTTAGAAATTGCTGAAATGGGTCGACAAATTATGAAAGAAAATGGATATTCATATATGTCATATTCTGCAGTAAAAGATACTTCAATTGAAACTAAACTCCTTAATGATGAGTATCACCCATTATGGAAAGATGAAAAGCGAGGATTAAATGGCGCACCTCAATCAACTGGAAGTGGGAGAAATGGCTTCGATACCGTCAATCGGTACCGTCATCCATTATAAATAACTATTATGGCATATAATTCAATTACAACAACAGGTACTAATACAGCTGATGCTAGCTCACGCACAGCTACTGGATCTTCTCGATATAGTGATTTAAATCTGCAAATGATACCCCATCCTTTAAAGAGAGATATAATACCTTTAAAGAACGAAAATGCTGTTAAGAATGCGGTTAGGAATCTAATTATTTCTAACTTCTTTGAAAGACCATTTGCTCCTACACTCGCAGCGAATTTAAGAGGTTTATTATTTGAGCCAGCTGACAATATTACAATAGCTGCAATTAAGAATAATATACTGAACGTGCTTAAAGAATATGAACCACGTATTGCGAACATTCATATCCTTGTAGAACTTTCACCTAAAGAAACTCAATATAATGTAACAGTAGTCTTTAGTATAAAGGAAGATGATTCAATACAAGATATTGAAGTCAATTTAAAACGATTAAGGTAACCACTCATGGCAACTAATTTAAATGTAACCGAACTAGATTTTGATCAAATCAAAGTCAATTTAAAAAACTTTATGAAATCTCAGTCGCAGTTTAAAGACTATGATTTTGAAGGTTCAGGTTTAAGTGTATTAATGGATGTTCTTGCATATAATACACATTATAATGCTATGCTAGCACACTTTGCTCTTAATGAATCATTCTTAGATTCTGCGCAAATACGAGGTAATGTCGTATCACGTGCAGGCTTATTAGGTTATATACCACGATCGGTCTTAGCACCTAGAGCTAAAATTAATTTAGTTATCGATGCAAGTAATGCACAAAATGCTAACCTTCCTACATCATTAGTATTAGAACGTGGTACTAAATTTTCTACTTCAGTTGATAATGTAACATACACATATTCTACACTTAATTCACGAACTGCTATTGTCGATTCGAATCAGAAGTTTACTTTTAGCGATGTTGAAATTGCACAAGGTGTTATTCGTTCATTGTCATACAGAGTTGATAATGATATTGAGAACCAAAAGTTTCAAATATCAGATACTGATGCAGACACCTCT